GGTTTGGGATTTTGTTAGGCAAGAAGCTAATTTATTAGATTTTAGAATGCACGATTTTAGACATAATTTTGCAAGTCTTGGAATTAATAATGGAATTGAAATGATAAGGGTGGCTAAATTAACTGGCCATAAAAGTATAGTTAGTATGCAAAGGTATCAACATGTCAATGAGGTCACAGCCTTACAAGATAATAAATTGCTAGGAAATATATTATCCGATTAAAGGTTTTCCATCGCTATCGACTTTATAAATTATCTCTAATTCTAAATCTATATAGTGTTTAGCTTTTAATAAATCTTTAATCCTGTCGGCCCTGTCGCCCTTAGAACGGCTTATATATTTAATTGAATTACCTAAACAATAACTTATGCCGTTAGCTAATATAAAGCGCAGCGGTGACTCTTTTAAATCTTTATAATGCTGTCCGCCTACTTGTTTTTGACTGGCTAGTTTTTCTTTATCGTCCACTGCATATAGTTTTCTGTGATTTACTAATTATAAGTAAGTTTGATTATTAAATACAGTTTCTAAAAACGATATTCAAATTATTAAAATCTTTCTAACTCCACTAACTTGATTATTGATTCGTACATACGCCATAATACGAGTTGATATGGAGAGATAATAAGAGCGATGGATAAACTTTTAAAAACTAAAGAAGTAGCAGACCTGTTTGGATTGAGTCCAATTACATTAGAGTCATGGAGAACTCAAGATACAGGGCCTAAATTTATTAAAGTGGGAAGATATGTTCGCTATCGACAGCAAGATATTGAAAATTATTTGAGGAGACAAACACGTGGGAACACCGATACCGAATGAGGTCATAATAATAATGCCAAGTAAACATGCCACTTGTTCTCCATCAAGTTTTAAGCGATGGCATAACTGCCCGGCCTCTGCCAGACAGCAACAATTTTATCAGAGCAATCCAAGTTTCGCTGCGGTCGAGGGAACTGTGTGTCACGAAATTGGTGAGATGGAATTAAAGGATGCTATTCAAGGAATGTCTATGCAAGATTATTGGCTAGGTCGTGAGGTTGAACAAGAGGGTATAAAAGTTTTAGTCACCCAAGAGTTAATAGATATAGCAAATATTTATGTTGATTATGTTAAAAAAAGAAAAGAAGAATTAAATGCAACTTTACTTATTGAAGAGCAAGTTGAAATGGCTGAACTGCATGAGGCGGTGTGGGGAACTTCTGATACCTTATTAATAGCTGATAAAAAAATTGCTAATGTAATTGAGGTCTGTGATTTTAAAGCGGGTAAGTGGCCCGTACCAGTAGAGAATAATCCTCAATTAAAAATTTATGGCTTAGGTGCTTTGTCTAGATACGGAGATGAAGAGACCACAGTACGCATGACAATAGTACAGCCTAGAGCTCCCGGTAAAAATAAACCTAAAATAAATTCTGTCGATATGAGCAGCGAAACATTAGTGGATTGGGGCTACTCAGTCTTAAAGCCTAGTGCCGAAGCTTGTTTCGAAGATAATCCGCCTTTCAAGGCGGGTGACTGGTGTCGTTTCTGCGCTTACAAAGAGCATTGCGACGAATTTAAAAACGCTGAACTAAGGAGTAAAGCATGAATAGTGGAAACCCAAAATTTAGTAAAACTTGGGAAGATCCTTGTCTAACAAGGACAAACTCAGATGGAACTAAAACTGAATGGTTTGAGAGAGATTTAAACGAGCAGTCATTATCAACGATGGCCAGTCTTTTAGATTGTATCAAACAGCAAAATGACTTGAACGAGAAATTTGATATCGCTCAAGTGATAGTGCAATCGATGAGTACCTTGAATAAAAATCAAGAATTACTTTTTGAAAAACTACTCGAACAATGTCAAGGCAAAAGTGTTGTCTTAGGCGAGGGCGAGATGACTTTAACTAAACCAGAGGAGGTAAAAAATGAGTCTAAGTAATATAAGAAAAAAATCACAATTAAAAAGTCCAAGACTTTTAATATATGGAAGTGCCGGAGTTGGAAAATCTAGCTTTGGTGCGTCAATGGATAAACCGATATTCCTTTTAACAGAGGACGGATTAGGTACTATTGAAACACCGCATTTTCCGGTAGCTAAAGACTATGAAACTTTAAAAGAAAACTTAGAGAGTTTAATTAAGGAGGATCATGAATATAAATCTTTGGTGGTTGACTCGGTCGATTGGCTTGAGCCTTTAATATGGTCGCATGTTTGTAAAAAAAATGGTTGGGCTAATATTGACACTCCCGGGTATGGAAAGGGCTACATTGCTGCGCTTGATATATGGCGAGAATATATAGCTTTACTTAATGTGCTTAGAGAAGAAAAGAAAATGCTAATCACACAAATAAGTCACACCATAATTAAAAGGCATGAAGATCCAGAGACGGAAGCTTATGATCGATATACTATTAAGCTTCACCAAAAAGCTGCGGATTTACTATTAGAGAATAGTGATTGCGTTTTCTTTATGACTTATAAAAAAGGTACAGTTAAAACCTCTGGCAAGGGCGGTAGCTCAGTCAAAGTCGTTAGCGGAGATAGAACTATTTATACAGAGGAACGAGCAAGTTTCTTAGCTAAAAATAGATATCAATTACCTTTCGAAATGCCTTTCAGTTGGTCAGCTATAAGAACAGAGATAGCCAAAAACTGGAAAAATGCTAACCCAGTTGATGGGAGTGAGGGCAAGGAGTGACAAATAACGTCACTATCTTTAAGGGCGACACGGATGCTTTGATCAAAGAATACAAGGCATTCGTTGAGCTACTTGGAAATATTATAGACGCAAATAAGTTTAGGGCCACGAACGACAATGACTGGCCACAGGGATTGATTGAACAAATGGAAGATCAGTACAAGGATCTACAGGAGTTTGTCGATTGGTTGGAAGATTATCACACATATGATCCGGGATAGTTTTTCATTTTTTAACTGCTAATAAAAAGGAGGATGGGATGGAAACACCATTTAATTTTAGCGATGACGATAAGCCGGAAGTAGATTCTGGCGGTGGCGGGAAACTACCCGAGGGCAAATACAATTTTGAATTTGTTAGAGTAGCAAACGCAGACGATGGTGCTAATGATAACGGCATAGTCGAGGGTAAGAATGGGTGGAAAGCCTTAAAGCTTATGTTTAAAATTTTAGACATAAATACTAAGAACGATGTAATTCTTAGCAAGACTTTCACTTGTGATTATGACCCAACAATGACGACTGCTAAAGGTGACAATAAGCGGTCGATGATGATTGATATGGCGAAACAACAATATAAAGCGCTATGTCATTTCACTAAAGCAGATCTAAAAAATACAGACTCACTTATAGGGCGCAAGGTTTCTTGTCTTTGTAAGTCTGGTCAGAACGATTTTTTAGAAATGGACTGCGGTTTTAGAGGTGAAAATTGGGACGAATATACTGCCCCAAACACCAATGGAACAACACCTCCGGTACAGGTAAAAGAAACAAGTACCGACTTGGATGATGAGATTCCTTTTTAAAGGTGTCTTTTCCTATAACTGTAAACCCCTCGTTATGTGGTCACTGCTTACGACCAGGACGAGGGTTTTACTTAGAATATAAAAACAAATATTTTGCGGGGTGTAGTGTGGAACACTTAGAGAAGATAAAAGAGAGATTAGAGCGAGGGGAAGAATTAGGTATCGTAGCCAGTGCAAACCCACAGGCTGTCGAGTACGCAGTCAAACAATCAAAAAGTTCTTATGTGAGCAAATCTCAAGAAAACGATAGTTATAAAATGCATGAGTGGAAAGCTGAGGACCGATTAGCTTTCTTTAATATATTTACGGCCCACTACTTATCATATGAGAGCAAGATTGCTAATGAGGGTGTCAATGGTAGAGATTAGCAATATTTGGGAAACCATTAATGAAGATAAAAACTTTGCGTATAAAAACACTAGCAAGTCAATTAGTGATTTAATTAATCAGATGAATAATGACGGCTTGGCCGTCACGAATGTCGACACCAGTGGAAATGTAAACAGAGTAATGGTCAAAGCCACTTCGACTACTAGGCCCGACAAGGGCCTAGAAAGATCTGGTTGGTACTTCTTTTATGATAATGGCAACGGAAATTTCTTTTGTAATTACGGCAACTGGCGAACGAATGAGAGCTTTAAATTTTCGTCTAGGTCGTTTGAAGATTATGATCCGGAAGAACAGTTAAAAATAAAAGCTGAATTAGAGAAAAGGTTTCAAGAGGAAGCTGAGAGGCGGTCTGAAAATCAAAAAGAAATAGCCGAGGAATGCTCTAAGAAATTCAATAGTTTAGACGAGCCACAGGATCATAAATATTTGGCTGCTAAAAAAATAAAAAGCTATGGATTGAAACATTATAACGGCAAATTAGTCGTGCCAATTTTCAGCAGCACAAGCATTGAACATAATATAACCAGTCTTCAATATATAGATCATAAGGGAAACAAAAGATTTACTAGTGGCGGTCTAGTCAAAGGATCATTTTTTAATATTGGATTTAATTTTAATGAATGGCACACAATTAAAAAGATAATAGTGGTCGAGGGTTATGCCACCGCCTCAAGTGTTTATCAAGCCACCGGCCTACCTACTATATGTGTGTTCTCGGCCAACTTCGGATTAGAAGCTGTTAGTAATATTAGAAAATTTACTAATGCAGAAATTATTCTGGCTTTTGATAATGATGATAGTGGTGTGGGCCAAGCACAGGCAGAAAAGGTTTCAGCAGCGGTGCATAATTGTTCGATTAAGATTCCTGGTGCTATTGGAAAAGACTTTAATGACATTTTTTTAGAGCAAGGATTAGAGGAAGTTAAAAGACAATTATTAGTGTCGGCTTTTAATATCAAAGCCAATAGTATTAAAAGCTTAGATAATAACCCGCCAGATAGAGAGTGGTTGGTAGAAAATTTAATTGAAAGTAATAAGAACGGAATCATTGCAAGTATTGGTGGGGTTGGAAAATCTTTTATCTGTCTGAATCTAGCTCATAGTGTAGCTAAGGGGAGTGGTTATTTTATGGGCCACCCTATATCTAAAAAAGGCAACGCAGTCATTATATCAGCCGAGGATGATTTAAATGAAATGCATAGAAGAGTTAGCGCCTTAGACCCGGAGGGCGAAAGATTTAAGTCTTTATATGATGTTTTTATAATCTCGATCCCTGAGCTTTCTAAACCGCTTACCTTAATTAAATCAGATTCTGTCAATGGCTTACACATAACTAAACAAGGGTATGAGCTTATTGACAGCTTGGAATCTATTCCAAATTTAGAGTTGGTTATTATAGATCCCATACAAAGTTTTATCGCAGCGCCCACTAATGATAACGAGGTCGGCCAATTATATAGTCAATTCTGCCAGATGATCGCTAGTAAGCTGTCAACATGTGTCTTAAGTGTCCATCATATGAGTAAGCAAGGACTGGTTGGTATTGATGACCCAATGTCGGCAAGGTCTAGTATCAGAGGAGCGAGTAGCCTTATTGATAGCAGCAGATTTGCCTTGGCCTTATTCTTATGTGATGAGGATACGGCTAAAGATATATGCCTTAAACAGGGCGTAGAATACGACCGGCTTAAAGTCGTAAGGGCAGCAGTCGTTAAGGCTAACAGTGATGCAGATATGGCCGTTAAAACCATGATTAGAAGAAAGAATGTACTGGAAATGGTCAATCAAGACGATGAGATCCAATGGAATTAG